ACATGATGTAGTCGACGTTTTTGTCGGCGCGCTGTTTCTTTATCTGCTTCTATACCAGAATTCCATAGGCGAGAATTTAATTCTCCAACAGGATCTGATTGACCAATAGAAGTAAGTGACTTTTCAATGTACCACTTACCAGTTGGACCTTTGAAACCATGATCCCAATATCGATTCCAAGGTAAGTCTGAACCTTCAGAAGCTGGTAAGAAACGAATAACAGCATAACCATTATTCTGTTTATCCACCGTAGGCTTCCACATACGTTCGTCTACATATTTGTTTGATTGAGTTTGAGAACCAGTTGCTTCTGCTGCTGCAACGAGTTGCTCGATTTTTCCGCGGTTGCGTTTTAAATTAGCGAATGACATTTATATTCTCCATATTGCTGAAATATTACTGTATTATATCTTATATGCACTGTATTGTACATAGCTATTTATTCAAAATACAAA